TACACCAATTAACTAAATCAACATAATTGTCAAGCCAGTAATCAATATCAGTTAACACAACTATATATTGACCCCAAAACATACCTGGATCAGCAATAATAAACTTTTGAGACTTCCACTCTTCAAACACATCTGTCATAGCCACATCAAAGTAAACCATGTGGCATCTTGGCCACGGGCAAAGTAAAAGATTGCATCACGAAAATTCATATTCCAATGAAAAGGTCTATCATCGTCAACTGTGTCTTTGGTTGGTGCTTCTCCGCCAATGTTTTTACAACACCAATCTACCATCCTGGAGATATTAACCGTATTTGGTACATGCACTTCAGCCTCTATCATGACCATCTCAGTATAAACCACTCACGATCTTTTTCTTCACAAAACCAAAACATAGCATCATTGGCAGTCCAACGAATGAAGGGCTTTTTAGGATCCCAAATATCACCCATCTTTCCAAATGTTTGTTCACACCAAAGTTCCATCTCACTCCAGTTGATCCAACCAACTGGTTTAACTGTATAATACTTTTTGCCAAAGTATTTACCAGTACTACATATCAATTCATGTCTACCACGATCCATGATATCTTTCAAATATAGTATTTCGTTTATGTCAACGTTTATAACTGCATGTGTTGTCATAACCACTTCAACTTAAACCAAATGTAATCTCTCTCATACCTAAACTTCAAACACATACCCTCCTGTGTTCTATACCATCTACAATGCTTTTCACAATTATCAACTGTTTCATACAACCATTGTACTACATCTTTCTGCAACTCATCTAGCTTAGATGTACCGATATCTGTTTCAAATAAATCAATATGATACCAACCTGGCTTATCATGATTAAAGTCTTTACGGTGATAATTATCTATACGCCAACCCTTCTCTTCCGCTAACTCATAGAGTTCGGGATAGGCAATTTGATATATTTCATTATTTGTTATCATTTACTATACAATATTTTGAATAAGGATAGTGTTCGTGCAACCATTCAAGCAAGCCCGGCTCATATGGTAGTTTAATTGTTTTGGTTTTATCTATAATGTACATCATTCCCACTTCAATAAAAAGAATGTCATATCTTCAGGTTTCTTAAACTTCCATGTGTCAAAACTTGTTCGCACACCGCAATTGTTTTTCTCACACCATTCTTGTATAGGTACCATGTCTTCTTCTCTGATACCATATTCAAATCCTCTAGGACCTGGGTTCCAGGTTGCTTTCAACTTATAACCCGGAAGTCTATGCCAAATGATTTTAGTTTTTCCTCTTGTCATATTGTTATAATACCCACCATTAAATAATCTAATGAATCGTTGAGCAGCCTCTACTGTAGTATATGGATCACCTATTAACATCAATATCTCGCATCTTTAAGTAATTGTTTAACTTGGTTTGTTATGTCTGGTTCACGATGAAATCTCAATGCCCATTGTTCTGGTTTTATGTAATCAATAACTATTTTAACATGATCCGGATTTAATGTATCTAGTAAACGGACACCGCTCTCACTACAATACAACAGCCATGGACTAATCCTACCAGTTGCGATTGCATGGCAGATTTTATTTGGATTTCCGTATCTCAAATAATCATGATGTTGTAAATTTTCACTTACACACATATCCATACAGTATTCAATACTACGTTTAACTGCATCGAAAGGATCTTCTGTTTTTAAATGATCTAAAATGAATTTAGTATAGTTACTATCAGTATTCCAATTATCAATCTTGATATTGTTTTTTAACAACCATTCACTAAATCTAAGTATGTTTATACACTTAACATCAATACAATAATTTGCAAACTTAATAAATGCCATATAATATGGACTCTTTATAAAATCTCTATATGTTTTTTGTTGTTTAGTTGGGCTATGTTTGGTATAGAATGTGGTAAAAACTTGAAATGCAATACGATTGCTTTGGTTGTCTTTGTGTAGCCAACGATTCTTTGTCTCACAAATGTGACTTAATACGGTACGTTCTCTTGCAAATTTTGCATTGCAAAATTCACAACTGTAATCAGTTGCCGTTGTCTCTTTCGTATTTTTCAATGTCTTTTTCATCAATTATGTTACTTAGTACTTCAATATCATTGAATTTCATGTTTGGATATTGTTTTGCAATATAAGCTTTTTTTCTCTGTTCTAATGTGTATGTTTTAGCCATCAACTTTGCATCAGATTCACTAATAGTAGAATATATCTTTTTGAAATATTCAAAAATATCTTTCTCGGTAGCAGGTTCTTCTAATAATGCAACTTTCTTTTTTATCTGCGGTAAGTATTGATGAAATTGTTTACCTAACCCCGGACTACTTGCACACAACATTAACCATTGCAGTTTAGGATGTTTCATCACGTGTTCATTGAACATATGTGTATTTGATGCAGCATCAACACTCATTACATAATATTGTTCAATTTCTGAATTATTTGTTTTAACGCAACTCATCCACTGTGTCATCATGTAGTGAGAAAATTTCTTTCTTTGCTCATCAGTTAATCTATCCAAATATGTATAATCTTTTTTATCCAATGCCAACAGTGCATCAAACAAATCAAGGTCTTGACTTTCAAATTTTTCGTCAGTGGGAGTTTTGCTTTTTGTTGCCATTAGAATGCCTGATGATAATCTACTACTTCACAATTACGACTAATCTCTTTAACAAAATAAACACAACGAGGTTTATCATCGTCATCTATAGGTACACATAGAAACTGCCCATTCTTTAATCTAGGAGCATACCACGTAACATCGTGGTAGATATCTACAATCTCAATGTCTAAAAAGCTAGGTCTAAATGCACTCAATGGATTAAACTCATATGCCTTAAAACCCCTGTCATTAATACTGGTCAGTGGTAATGTTTCTAAATCTCCTATATCAGGTTCACCAATAAGTATTTGCCAATCTACTGGCATTTTAATTGTGCGATTTCCTACCCTAAGTACTACTGCAGGACTATTGAAACTTTCTAAAAAGATCAAAGGTATATAGTGATAGTCAACATTAGTAGGATTACTATTATCTAGAATTGCAAAACGTAGATCATCTATTTCATCTGGTAATGTTTCTAAGTTAAAATATCTGTTATTGTCTAATTGAAGTATTCTCATATGTGTATTATAGCATTAATATTTGAGTTTTTCAATATCAAATGGATAGTTTGCTTCACGATAAAACTCTTTTCTTTTGGTTAAATGTCTCTTTGCAAATTTACAACTACTTGTGATATCCCATATTTGTACAAAGTCTTTGTCTTCTGCTTTTCTAATGCCTCGCCCAATTGATTGTATAACCCTAACAAAGCTTTTTCCGGGCTCAATAAGAACCAGATTAAAAATCCTAGGGAGATTAATACCAACAGCGGCCACACCGTAAGTCGCCACAATAATCTTACCAGTACTAGTTGCAATTTCATCATACTCTTCTTTTCTTTCGGTTAAACTTGTTTCACCACTTACAAAGACTGCATCAGGTAATCTAGTAATTAATTCTTTACCTGCATTAACTCTATCCACTAATACAAGTGTGTTGCCTGTATCTTTAATTTTCAATATCAATTGTGCCATTGTATCTAATCGCAATGTATTTTCTAGTAGATGCTTCAATTCACTTTGGTAATTACTGAACTCAGCCTTATCTTGTAATTGTACAATATTCACATGACATTGTGCCAATACACCTCTATCTTGTAATTCACTTGCACTTAGTTTGTTAATCAAATCACCTAAACTTATATAGATAGCTTGACTGTTGAAAATCTCTTTAGGTATAGTACCAGTTAGTCCCCAACGAATTGGTATCTTACTCATCACACCTGTTAATAATTCTTTCAATGCATCAGCCTTAGCCATGTGCACCTCATCAACCATTACACAAACAACACCCTCTAAGAAGTCACCTATCTCTACCTCAGCCTCCCCACTTTTAGTATTCTTAAGCATATTATTAAGACTCTGCCAGGTACAAATAGTATGTGTTTTACCATATTCTTTTCTATCACCGAAGTATACGCCCACATCTAATCCAAGATTTTTATAATCATCTTCTGTTTGTGTAACAAGGCTTTTATTAGGTACAATCACAATTGATCTACCATATTGTTCTATGCTATATGATAAAGCGGCAGTCATGATTGTCTTGCCTGCTCCTGTTGCAATTTCTTGTACACTCTGAGGATTCTCTAAAAAGTTGTTAACGATTTGAATTTGATAGTCACGTAACTTAATAGGTTCACCTTCTTTAGGATGACCTTTAGGCCAATTCTTGTGACTAAATGTAGATTCGGACACTTCAGAGAATTCAAAGTTTGTTACATAATCACGAAGGTCTTCTAATTCGATTTCATAGTTTGCATTATCTAATACAGGTAATATTTTAGGCAATAGATTCATGTATGAACTACCACCTAAACTAAAGAAACTTATCTTTCCATTCCAACGACCTAGACGTACTGCAGGGAGATATCTTGCACCTGGTTTTTCGTATTCAAACATTTTCATCAATGCTTTACGTTCAGCTAATTCTAAACCCTCTAGTTTTATATTCACTTCATCTTTGATGATTAACTTACATGTTTTCATAATTGTATTGGTGTGTTGTTGACAAGTCTAATATGTTTAGACCATGGTACTTGTATAGGTGAGTTTACAAAAGTAGAGATACCAAAATCTAAGAATACTACTGATTTATAATCAGAGATATTTATTTTGTGACTTTCTGCTATAGTCTTAGACTCTAACCAAGCAAAAGAAATATTTTTTTCAACAAGTTTATTTTTTATTTTTTCTTTTACACTTAGTTTGCGAGTTATGGTTGGACCCAAAATTACAAAATCGCTTTGAATGACAGAAAGATTTTCAAATAGCAAGGGCAACTCATGTATGTCTATATCGACATTTGCCGAAAGTATAAAGTTTACCTTTTCTTCATCTTTTAATAAATCTACTAGGTGCAGTTTAACACTTTCATCCATACTTACGCCAAACATTACCAACCTTGATATAGCAAGTATATCTATGTTATTCAATTCATCAGTTAATCTATTGTACAAAGGTTCATTTGCTGCAAACAACATGTATCTATCATTTCTATAAACTAGTGTTGGATTCCAATACTTACAATCTTCAAAGTAAGAAAGATAGTTAATAATTTCTTTGGTCTTTTCACAATAGTTAATTTTGCTATAATGCTTTTCTGTAATATCTATAACTTGTTTCAATGTTTCAGTACAGAATACAACCGACCAATACTTATCAGTATCTGTCTTATTCCATGTAAGTGTATAGGGTAATTTTTTAATTTCTTTTACATAGCTAGCATTATAGGGAGTTTTTAAAATTATAGTATCTTCTTGTATAGATATATAACTTTCAGTATATTCAGGTAAACTTTGTATAGGATCTTTTGCCCAAGGCAGTTTTACTAGTTCTTCACTATTCAATTCATTTTTTAAAAATTGCTTATGATAACGTATAATAATCTTATCCAACAAGGTTGCTTGATTGGTAGTAATATGTTGTTTACCAAGGATATTATTTATAAACTTTTTATCATACGTACCTAAACTAAGTTTATTAGACATATAAAATATAAGTTGTTCTTTAGTACTAGGTTTCATACAAACATTATAACATAAAAAATAAGTATTTCAAGCATATAGGTAAAAAAATAGGGACCGAAGTCCCTATAAAACTCTTTTTGGAGAGAGTAAGTTATCTAGTCATGCAAGTACTAACTGCAAGATTTTTCCAGTTAGTAGGGCTAATCTTAACTAAGTCTGCAATTTTCAAACACATACGCAAACTTAATTCACGTAGTCTAGGTAAATTTTGTTCCATGAACTCTAAGATTTCTTGAGGTTGATTACCATCAAAATCATAGTCTTTGAACAAACCACCGTCAGCATCCCTATGCACTTGCTTAATACGCAACAACTTGTCACGCTCACTATCAATTGTCAAATCTAAGAAGTGACAACGTGACTCAAGTGCCTCCAAGTGATCTTGCAATTTCTTGCTTTTAATACTTGAGAATTTCAAGTTTGTAATGAACACAGCACTACCATTGAAGTTGAAACTATCAGGGATACCTTCTTGTCTCAATAGTCGTGAATCACTATTCCAGCAAATCTTTCTACGCTTACCTGAATCAAGGGCAGCCTTAAGAATGTTCAATGCCAAATCATCTTGAAAAACTGAATCACAGTCATCAAACACTAACACATTTTTACTATCGGAATATCTATACAATTGTGCATACAATCCAAGAGCAGTCATTGCACCTTTTACAATTGTAAAACGCACTTTCTTACCTGCAAGCTTGTCAAACATACTTGCTTTTTCCAATTGTAACTCTACACCATAACTCTTACCTACACCAGGAGGGCCTGATACAATCATAGCACGAATGTCACCATTAATGGCCGCTTTTGACATTTCATCCAATACTGCAAATCGTGTTGCAATACGGTCCATTGCTTGCTCATCAGTTTCTGTAACTGTTGCTGTCTTTGCTTTAAATTCAACTGTCTGTGTCATATCTACCCCTTCTTTAAATTCAATGTCATGTATACTGTTTACTTTGATTTTTACATTTTCAATATCAACTTGCGGAAAATTACCTTCATTTTTGACTGTAATATACGCACCTTTTTTACCTGTTTGAAACCCTTTAACTAAGGTAAAACTTTTGTTAACAACTGCTTGATTGCGATACTCACCAAATTTAACTGAAACTGTAGTCATCAAAAAGCTCCTGTGTTTGTTAATCAATACAAGTATTATAGCAAAGAACCGTTTTATTGTCAAATTATTCTTGTTGTAAAGATACAACACTTCTTGTAATTTGATTCAAAAACAACTTTTGCTTTGTAGCAGGAAGTTCCTTGAACATAGCATCTAACAAAGAATTATAGTAACCTGCAGTAAATGCATAGCTATATTTTTCTAATGATGCCACATCAAACTCATTTAATGCAGTTTTAAATTCATACTGATTTGCTACTTTTGACATGTTCAACTCCTTTAATCAATCAATACATGTATTATATAGCCAATGTGATTTATTGTCAAATTTCGGTTAATTCCCACTTTTTAATACTTAAGTATTCATTTTCATCAATGTGTTTAACAAAGGATTTACCTTTGATTTTCATAGTACTTTTAGTTTCAAAAAGTCGATCCCAAATAGAAAGTAACTCATTTTTAGGGTATACTGCTACCATTGCTAGTGCATTATAGTCTGTTTTGAACCAATACTCTGTTGTTTTGTTTGCTTTTGTTTTTTTATTCAGTTTACCAATTGGTTTTAGTATGAAACTTTCTATAGTGGGTGGGGTCTTTATCTTTAGTTCACATTCACTATTTCTGTAGATATCTTCAAAGCCAGTATCATACTCATAAAATTCAGGCAGTCTATATACTAACTGAAACAAATCTTCAGTTACTTTAGTTCCATCACCATGTATAAACTTGTTCAAGTCTTCTCTAAAGTGTGTGAGTTTTGTTCCTTTAAGCTTTAACATCATAATTTTTTTACTATAGTAATCTCTTATGATTTCAGCTTTGTTTCTATCTTCGGTTGAAACTTCCCTAAAGAACATAGGATCTAGTAAATAGTTATCATTTGGAGCATAAATTTGTTTAGTTTCTCTTAATCTTTTTGCCACACAACTTAGTACTAATAAATCTTCATTCAAATCATATATTTCATATTTTTTATAATTCTCGTTACTTTGATTTGAATAAGTACTGGTAAACAATCCACTGTTTAGTGATGAAAATATCATACCAGAATTAAAGGGGTTGGTTGACGGGCTAGATAATGTAATACCATTACTGATACTGAGACCCATACCTTGTGAATTCATTGTTATACTCATAGTGTTATATCTTCCATCCCAGCAGTTCTTAATCTTACATTATGACCTAACATAAAATTCTTACTCTCTAGACCTTTCATGATACCTAACCAACGATTACGCAATAATGCTACTTCATTGATTAGAGTTTCGTAATCAATCACTTCTTGTTCACCATCTACATATTTTTCAGCATCACGGCTGGTAAGTTGCCTATTATATGCTTCTAGATATTTTTGAAACCATTTTCTACGAATCTTTCTTAATTGAATATTGAGATAATTAAGTACAGCCTCAATCTCTTGCAATTGATAAAATCGTTGTTCAGTTATACCCGGCAATGATGATATATTCTTTTCAAGATTGCCATGTATACTTACATCTTTTTTAGCTAATGCCAATTCTGATTCATAGTAAGTAATGAAGTCAGGTATTAGCGATAAGTCACCGCTAACCCTTGTATACCAATTAGACATTTAGTTCCAATCTTCGTCATGGTCCAAATCATCTTCTTCATCATAATCTTCTTCAACATCATGCTGATCTGCATAATATTTTAGTGCAATGCCAATATCTTTGTCACCGCGAAAAGCATCCTTGATATCATCTGGCTCATAGTTGTTTTCAATTAGTAATGTAATTAATGAATCAGCTGCATCATCACGATCATTTAAATCAATATGCGTTCTTAATGTATCCCATACTTCTGCTACAAAACTCAAGTCATTCATTTTAATTTACCTCTTCTGCTACTTCTTCGGTGGTTGTAACTGGATTTACTCTTTGACCATATTCAGCCATAACCTTGTCTAGACAACCATCTGTATTTGCTTCCCATGCTTTGCGAAACTTCTTAATGATTTCACCATCTAGTGTTGTGTACACTAAACTGTTTCCTTCTTTTTTAACAAGCTCAGCCTTCTCAATCATATCTAACAAACCTGAGTAAGGACTCATACCTGTTTCATACGGAATCTTAACTTGCACACTTTCAAAGGGTTTAGCATAACGTGTTTTCATAATCTTACATGCACTACGAATACCACGTACTTCACTTACTTTGTTACCATCTTCGTCTTCTTTTAGTTTCAATTTCTTCATAGCAACTACAATGCTACTTGCATAGATAAAGCCTTGTCCACCTGAAATTTTATCATCAGGATCAAACATATCTTGACTTGCATATGTGTGATTGGTTGCAACTAGTCCAATGTTCAAATTACCAAACATGTTAACGCAATTACGAACAAGCGCGGCTAGTGCTTTGGGCTTACGACCCATGTCACCTTTCATATCACCTGATTCAAATTGATTCACATCAGTAGGTGTTAACATCATACCTAAGCTATCAATAATGAATAATACTTTAGGACGATCTTCTTGCGGCATTGCTTTGTAGTCTGATACAAATTTTGTAATTGTTTTTGCTACATCATCAATCATAGCCATATTCAATTTTAACAATTTACTTTCATCTGTATCTACTCCCAATGCATGTAGCCATTTTTCGTCTAACGCATTCTCCGAATCAATGAGCACCACATAGATTCCTTGTTCTTGTGCATGTCGTACAAGATTTCCTGAACAAATAAAGCTTTTTCCACTACCGCTTTCTCCAGCAAATACAGTAACTTTACCCAAAGGCACGCCTTTGTTGAAATCACCACTAATAAGATAATTAAGTGCAAAATTTCCTGTAGATATCCAATCAGTGGGGTCGTTAAATCCAATGCTTAGTCCTTCAATGCTCTTTGTTATTTCTTTTCTAAATTTACCTATATCGAACGGTTTCATCTATTTCTCTCTTGTTTGTATGTATCATCTGTGCACATTGTTAGTGTACACACTAAATGGTTGTTTGTCTAGTAGATCGGGACATTGTGTGGCCATGACATCCAAATCATAATCGCTTGGATAATGACGTAGTGCACCTCTTGCCCTGTCACGTACTATGCTTGGTACCCTAGGTGTTTTACCAGGATCACATAGTTCTTCTAATAGTTTTTTACCTTGCTTAATGGCACGGTATCTTTCGTCTGGCATTGTCATATGTTGATCTCCTTAAGATAGGGAACTGTTGTTCCCTATTTTCCTATTAGGCTTGTGTTTTAGCACTTCTTGCACGAATCATTGCTAGAATGTCTTGTGCTTTATCTGTACTAACCGCTGCTTTAGGAACTACAACTGGAGATGTAGTTGCTTCTGGTTCATCATCCATCACAGGTGTATTTACAGGTGTAGATATATTATGTGAATCATTTACACTTGTTTGTTTATCTGTTGTTACACCTTCTGGTGCTGCTAGACCATATGGACGATAATAATTGCCCCAACGCTCTAAGTCATATGGTTGACCATCTACTGATGCTTCAAACATTTCTTTCATAATGCGCAATTCAGCATCACCAGGACGCTTTGGCAAAAAGTCAGATAGGTTATACAAACCAAAACTATCAATTGCTGATTGTTCTGCATCTGTTAGTGCTGATTCACGGCGTGCAAAACCGCTCGTACCATAATCAGCATAACCACCTTTGCTTGTTTTACGAATAACAAAGTCAAGACCTTTAGTATAGTCTGTTGGTAAATCTAGTAGCTCTGGATCCATCAAACCTGTTTTGATAAGAGGAATAATTTGTGGGCTAATGATAAATCTACGAATTGGATTTGCAGGAGTTTTATCTTCTGCAATAGGATTTTGACGAACAAAACCTTGAAATAGATAACTACGTTTCTTCCAATATTTGTTAGCCATTTCTTTCAATGATTCGTCTTTATACCATGGACGAACTTCTGCCAAGATTGGGCAAGAAAGTGAAGGGTCATACATTTCAATACAAGGAACTTGTACTTGAATTTGCTTTACGTTTTGATCACCTTTTACACCATTGAATGTAAGTTTGATAATTTGTCTTTCTACCCAAAAGAATTGATTCTTTGGATCTGCATCTGGCAAGAAACGAATAGTCGCTGTTGCGCCTTCATCCATATTCCAGTGGGGGTAGATTGAGTTATCTGATTGCTGGTTGTTAGAACCAGTGTTGTTTGATTTGTTTTCTTGTGCCGCAATACGTGCACGAATTTCTGCTAATGATGCCATAATATAATATCCTTAAGTTGGTCTTTGTTTTTAATAGTCGCCACACATAATTATGTGACTAACACATGAAAGAGTATAACATACTTTCTCAGAGTGTCAATAGTATTTATCACCTTTGTGGGTAAATATACTTTTTTAAGGGTATTTTTGGTTAAATTAGATTTTAGTTAGTTTATCCAAATCATTAGAAAAATTCTGTAATAATGATTCTTGAAATTTCAGTTTTTGTTGTTTTGAATATCTTACAGGTACCTGCACTTTTACTATTCCAGCCTCTCTGTTGAGTAATACTATAACTCTTTCTAAATATCTAAAAATTTCATCCTTGGTAGGGGAAGAACCATATATCATAAGTCCTGCGCCTATGGTCCTACGCATAATTTGTCTGATTTGATCTTCTGGAAATTTGTTTATATATTCAGGATACTCCTTTGCGAACCAAGGTATTAAATCATCAATAGCATTTTCTATCATGTTATCATAACCCTGAGGTTCTTCATCTGTAAATGTTATCATTGGATCATTTTCTGCCAATTTTTCTTGATTGATTAAATCAGTTTTTGGATCATTGGCTGAAACTTCTGGTTCATTTTTTGGATCATTGGCTGAAACTTCTGGTTCATTATCCGCTTGATTTTGTTGAAATAAAGGCGGAGGTATATTACTTTCAGGATGTTGTGGTATTTTAAATTTAGGAGGATTTATGTTATTAACTTTGGCAATTAAATCATATAATCGCTCAACTTGATCTTGTAATTGATATGCAGTATTTTCTAATTGTTCTGTTTTAGATTCCACATCATCAGCTCTGGCTAATACGCCATTATAAAAATCATCCAAATCTTTCACGGAATCAGCTTTGGCTTCTATTTGTTTAATCTTGTCATTTAAGTCTTTAAACTTAATACCCCAAGAACCTTTCATATCTGCATTTCTTTTAGTACTAGCTTGGAATCTTTTTTCTTTGGCTATGTTTTCTCTGTATGATTTTTCCAATGCATCCAATGCTCTATCATATTGTTCTTTACCTAATTCTTGAGCATTAGCAAGAACCTTTAACGTTTCTTGTGTTTTTTCAACTTCTTTACCGGTACCTGAATTTTGTAATTGTTTTACTTTGTCAGAAATTTCTTTGAATTGTTGGTCATTAATTTTTGGATTGTTTTTTACTTGCTCTAAATCTTTGAGCATTGATTGAACTTGGTCAGCGTTTGCTTTAGCGGCAACTCTAGCTATTTCACCTGCTGGTTTTAGTTTAGCACTTAAGTCTTTTAATCTTGCAACTTCACGATCTGTTTCTTGTGCTTGGCGCTCATGGTCATGTAATTCAGAACTTAGATCCTGTAATGACCTACGCAGTTTTTCATTATCACGTTTTTGTTGATTAATGATTTTGTTTTGTGCAAAATCTAATTTTTCATTATCTACAAGCTGGTCATTCATATACAATGCCAACGCTTGTTCTGGGCTTAACTCAGGGTGTGCCTTTTCTGCTTTGTATAATATATCTATTTTTCTGGATAAAGGTCTATCTGCCTTTCCCTTTATTTGAGTACCTAACATATTAGAAGTTTTTTCTAAGATGACGTTATTAACCCAAGATTCTAAATCCATTAACTCACGCATTATACTAACCCTGATAATTTACGAATTCTAATTATCTCAGAATTTTCATTCAAACCTTCTTTAACAGTTTGTTCTTTTTCTTTTTGACGTTGTTCTAATTCGTCACCATATTGCTTTACTTTCTCACGGAAGCTTTTCTCTTGTTCTTTAGTAGGATTACCTTTATGGGTAGATTTACGTGCATCATATTCACCAGTATCTACTTCTTCCGCCACACCTTGCTTTAAGCAATATTTTAGTTCTTCAACGGCTTCTTCGTATGAATCGTAGCCTGCATTATCTATATTGTAAGCATAGCACTTCATATACCATTGGCCGTTGCCGGGACTTGACTCACGGTCAATACCAACTTCACCTACTGGCTTGCCGTTCTTCTTGAAGATTTTTCGTTGTTGGTCTGCATGGCCTTCCTTCACACCTTTTTGTTTATCCCACTCAGCATCTGTTTTAACATTATGTTCTTTGCCGCCGGGTCCGATATCAGCTACACGTGTACCAATTGGTTTATTGGTACTAACTGTAGCCATTTTCTTAGCATTCTGTGCATGTGCTAATTTCTTTACATTGCTTACCATCTTAGCCCATTGTTGAGGAGTATAGCGACCAGCAATG